TCAGCAGCTACAAATACCGGAGATTATTCAGCAGCTACCGTTGAGGGTAAAGATTCTATAGCTTGTTCATTAGGAGTAGAAGGAAAAGCGAGGGGCAAGAAGGGCTGTTGGTTAGTATTAGCTCAATGGGAAGTTAATTGGTCAGACCGAAAGTTAATCGAAGTCAAGAGTATTTACGTTGATGGCGAAACAGTCAAAGAGGACACCTTCTATTCCTTAGTTGATGGTCAGGTAGTTGAGGTAGAATAATGAATACTCGAAAATACAGCAAGGCTCAGGAAAGTAGAGTAGCAAAGAACCTAAAAGGCAAAAGGCAGCCAAACAGTGGTGCGACTGCCTTCGCCAAGGGAGATGTTAAAACGGAACAATTTTGTATAGAATGTAAAACAGCTATGGCAGAAAAGCAATCAATGAGTATTAAAAGAGATTGGATTGATAAACTTAAAGAAGAAGCCTTTGCTATGGGAAAACCATATTGGGCAGTAACTTTTAACTTTGGAGGTTTAAATAATCCTGAAAATTTCTATATAATAGATGAGCGGTTATTTAAGCAACTGCAGGAATATTTAGAAGGTGAATCAAATGAGGAATAAATATAAAGGCACCTGCTACTACTGTGGTAAAACCGTTGAGGTTGGAGAAGGTCATTTTGAAAGATATAAAGGTGGCTGGAGAACAATTCATGCTAATTGTGTATTTGAAGCAAGAAAACAAAAAGAAAAATTGAGGAGGATTCAAAATGAAGGGATTAGAAGCGAAAGTACTATTTGAATTAAACAAAGAAGGTAAAGTAACTATTGAAGTAAGTGGACGTAAAGTATCAGCTAAATCCGGAGTATTAACAATCATTGAAAGAATGGCAGAATTAGAAGGTATCTCAACAGCAGCCTTATTGGAAGAATTTCAAGGTATTGTAAAAATGAAAGAAGAAAATCCAATTGAAGATATTTTAGCAATGCTGTTTGGGGTAGACAATGATGATGACGATTTAGATGAAGGCTGCGATGGCAATTGTGATAAATGTGATAGACACCAAGAAATGCCGCAGGAGGTAAAAGATTTATTTGATAAAATGTTTGGAGGTAAAAACTAATGAAAGCACTGGCAATAAAATATAGACCTAAAACATTTGATGATGTAGTAGAGCAAGGCTCGGTTAAGCAGATATTGCAGGAACAACTAAGAACCAATACCCATCAAAACTGTTATTTATTTACCGGTGGAGCTGGAACTGGAAAGACCACATGTGCAAGAATATTTGCAAACGAAATCAACGGTCATAAAGGCAACCCAATTGAGATAGATGCGGCATCAAATAATGGTGTTGATAACGTAAGAGAGATTATTGATAATGCTAAATTCAAAGCATTGGATGCTCCATTCAAAGTATACATTATAGATGAGTGCCATATGTTATCAACTGGAGCTTGGAATGCAATGCTAAAATTAATAGAAGAACCGCCAGCTCAAACAGTATTTATATTCTGTACAACTGACCCCCAAAAGATTCCAGCAACCATCATTTCAAGAGTGCAGAGATATGACTTTCAAAGAATAACTCATGATTCGATAGTTGATAGATTGCATCAAATTCTTGATTGGGAAAATACAGAAATTATTGAAGCAAGTGGTGGAAGTCAAGATGCTGTTGCAGATATCGAATGGGCTATAAAAGAAGGTATTGAGGTAATCCAATATGATAAAGAAGCTCTCGGATACATAGCTAAATTAGCAGATGGTGGAATGAGAGATGCAATAACCCTACTGGATAAATGCCTTAGCTTCAGCCCTGATATCACCGTAGAACATGTTGTACAAGCCCTTGGAACTATAAACTATGATGTAATGTTCGACTTAACCGAATCAATCATAGATATGAGAGCGGGAGATGCGGTCGTAGTTATTGAAGAAGCTCATAGAAGTGGAGTTGATTTAAAGCAATTTATAAAACAATATAGCCACTTTGTATTAGATGCTTATAAGTATTGTTTACTCGGAGATTTTGAATACCTACAAATTCCTTCAACCTATGCGGATAAGCTGGATTCATGGGATGATGAAACCTATGATTTTATTAAAGAATTATTAGCAGAAATTATTAAGCTAAATGCTGACATCAAATGGGAACCAAGCCCTAAACCACTAATTGAATCAACAATCATTCTATTGTGCCAAGAGGAGGAATAGCCCATGATAGGTCAGGAAAGATTATTAAACAGGGTAGATAAAATGATTGATGCAGGCTTTCCTCGATTTACTATCATATGCGGCAATAAACAAAGTGGAAGAAAAATGATAGTCAATAGAATTGCAAAGGGATTAAAGGCTCATCTAATTAATAGCAGTATAAAGGTTGATGACGTAAGAGAGATAATTGACTTAGCCTATAAACAAAGTGAACCAACCCTATATCTATTAGCTGATGTAGATAAGATGAGTCCTGCAGCAAAGAATGCCCTACTAAAGATAACCGAGGAGCCACCAAGAAAAGCATATTTCATAATGACCTTGCAAGATATTAGTAGTACTTTAGCAACACTTAAAAGTAGGGGAACGGTATTAAATATCGACCCCTACACTCCTGCAAACCTAATGGAATATGCTGAATTAAGAGGATATAATTTAACAAAGGAAGAGCGGGATATTGTTTCTAATATTTGCACAGTCCCTGGAGAAGTGGATTTATTAGTAAGATATAATATATCAGAATTTTATGACTTTGTTAAAACAGTTGTTGAAAGCATCGGGATTGTTAATGGAGCAAATGCTTTCAAGATTGGATTAAAGTTAGGATATAAGGAAGATGATGGCGGCTGGGATATTGCATTATTTATGAGAGCTATAATGTATTTATGCAGACAAAAGATGAATACAGAGCCTATACATCAATATAGAGATAGTATAGTAGTAACCAGTAAGTATCTATCTCAAATCAGTATTACAGGAATAAATAAAAGCTCTACAATTGATATGTGGATATTGGAAATGCGAGGTATTTGGTGGAAGGAATCCTAATGGAAGATAGATGCATATGTTGTGAAGAAATCATTCCTGAAGGAAGGCAAGTTTGTATAAACTGTGAGAAAGGAGATATCAAAAGATGCAATTACACGAACTCAAAGAACAGTTGGTTAAAAAGACTCTTCAACCACTTTATATCTTTACTGGCGAAGAAATAGCTATAATGAATATTTATATTGATAAGATAGCCAAGCTTACTGGCTCAAAGGCTAAGCGGGTAGATAGTGTGGGGTCAATATTTGGAAAATTACAAAATCAATCTTTTATGAATAAGGCAAGCTGTTATGTTATAAGGGATGATAAAGAATACTTAGCTCAGGAAAAGATATGGGATACATTAAATAGCGGAGCTGTACAAGGAGATAATATCATCATATTAGTATATAGTAACCTTGATAAAAGAAGTAAGTTTTACAAGCACCACGTTGATATGTTTACAGAATTTGAAAAGCTTCTTCCTGAAGTATTGGCCAAGTATATTAAGAAAGAGATTGGGTTAGATGTTAAAAAAGGTGTACAATTTGCTGAATTATGCGATTGTAATTATAGTAGGATATTGCTGGAATGTGATAAGATAAAGCATTTGGCTACAGCAAGAAAATGTGATATTGAGGTAGCTTATGCAATAGCAATCAAAGAAAAACTAATTCATGTAGAGCCTAAAGATGTTATATTTGAATTAATTGATGCAGTCTGTAAAAGAGAAATAACCCGAAGCTATAAATTACTTGAGGAGCTAATGACAATAAATGAAAGCCCCTTAGGAATCATCAGTTTACTATATACTAATTTCAAATCAATGTTATTGGTACAGAGTGCAGGAGCTGGAGCAGATATATCAAAGCGAACAGGATTAACTCCCTGGCAAGTAAAATTAGCAAAGGAAAAAGGTGTACACTATAGTATGGATGAATTAGTAAGGTCAATAAGAACTATAAGAGAAACCGAGAAAGGAATTAAAACTGGGGCGATTGAACAGAATATGTCAATTGAATTTATTTTAGCTTCTGTTTTATAGGATAAGCTATGGCAGGGTTAGATTCGGGATTTAAAAAGTGTAATTGTTGTGGCAAGGAGTTTATCCCGGCTCCCTGCCATATGTATAGGGCAAAGGGTAAAATACAATGTAGCTATACTTGCTACAGAAAGGAAGGCGGAGATAATGGAGCCTACTCAAAATCAAAACTCCTCAATACCAGAAAGAAGAAGTGACATCTGTAAAAGATGTGGTCGCAAACTAAAGACACCGGCTTCAGTTGAAATAGGATTTGGGGCAATATGCTTTAAAAAATTTATGGCTGAATCATTATTAAAACCATTATTCGAGGTGAGAAAGAATGAACAGAGCGGAGAGAAGGAAGCTACAGAAGCTGGGACAGATAGTGCCAAAAGAACCAGTAATAAACGTCAAGGCAAGTGATATATCACAGATTAAGAAGGATTCAACTACTAAAGCAATTGATACAGCCTTTATTCTAATGTTAGGTATCCCAGTAATGGTAATGCATGATAAATATAGTCAATTAATGAAAAGAGAGGTTGATGGAAAATCAAGAACAGAACGCTTTGCAGATTTATGTCTTGACTTATATGACTCCTTTGATAAAGGGTATTTAACACTGGATGATATACACCAATGCTTATGGGAAGAAGGAGGGATTAAACTAATAGAGAAAAGGGAGGAGCGTAAATGAGAATTATTGAAAATTGGCAATATAGGTATATTGAAAAATGCCTATATGCCTACAAAGATATTAGTAAGAGTAAGTTAGATACAGAAGTTAGAATGAAGCAAGCTATTGATGAGGCATTGGAATTCTTTCAAGAAACATGTCATGAAACAATGATGAGGGAATTCTACTTTGCAGCTGACCATCATAGAAAGAAATTAAGTAACTCCGGACATTATAGATGGGTTTGCGAAGACCTACTACATACAGAAGAGCCCAATGGATATGTAATGAGAAGAGAGATTGTATATAGGATTGCAATGAATTGCTACGCCTTAAATTTATTCCAATTAAATCAAAATAACAGTTGAACTTTGTGTTAATATGTTATATAATAATATTAGGGATAGAAGTTATCACCTAACTATAAAAACTTTGGAGGAATAAATCATGACAATAACAACACTTAAAGAAAGAATTCAAAAGGCAGAAGACAAGATAGCTAAGAAACAACTTACTATTCAGAAGAAGCAAGGTTGGATAGATGCAGGTAAAAAAGATGAAAGTGAATGCAGATGGCTTCGAGAAGATATTGTAAGACTTGGCAAAGAAATAACAGAAACTAAAAATACACTTGATAAATATACTAAGCAACTTGCAGGAGAAATTGAAAGAGAAAGTATTTTAATAACAGCCATCCCAGAAGTGTTAAAGTTATTGCAACAGCACTTAGTTGAAGAATGGGATAGATGGGACGTAAAAAGAAAATTAAACTTGCAAGCTAAATATAAAGAGTTGGGATGGAAAGCATTCTTTGCAGCCGGATATACCGGAGCTGATTATGACTTCAAAGATATGTCAGAGGAGCAAATCCATAATAACAATATCAGAAATGCAAAAGATGCAATAATAGATTTATATAGCAGAGTAAAAGATATTACCGGAGAAGTTATAGATTGGAGCGGCATTACAACTGGAGTCGGAGCAACCGCACTAAATGGGCTGGTAATAGGGAAAGAAGGAAGAGCCAAAGTCGAAAGCATTACAGCTGGAGGATATAATATTCAAAGATTGCATATCAGAATATTGGTTCATTCAATATAAACTTTAAACACTCAAAAGCCTTTCAAACACTTAAACAAGTTGAGAGGCTTTTTTATATGAGGAGGAAAGATAATGTATTATTTTAAAGAGCAAGAAGATGCCATACAACTATTTGATAAATTAGCTCCTGCATCATTAGAGCACCGAGTGGTATTTATAGTAGTAAAAGAGCAAAGAGAAGTAAAACCACTAATAAAAGACTTAGCTACATTACTTCAAAGATTTCCATTAAAGATAAAATCAGATAGCCTGCGTATACAAGGAACAACTACAAATAAGGCCCAGACCATTATAGTAGTAACTGAGGCAGCTGAAAAACAAGGCAAACTGAAAGGCTTAAAAGAAACTCAAATAGTTCACGCTTAGGGGAGGCGCCAAGATGAAAATCTTAAACAGAATAAAAAGATGGATATATAAAGTAAGACTAAGCTGGAGATTAAGAAAGTGTACAAAGCCAGTAAAGGACTTTGGAATTAATATGGGCTTAATACATTATGATAACTACCTTGAGATAAAGAAATTAAAGTTTGTACAAGCTGATGGAGTATATTTAGATAATATAGCCTTAATGTATGAAATACCAAGAGCTGAAGGAATGACCGATACAGAATTAAAAAAACTAATAATAGAAATGGTAAAAAGATAAACCGGAAAGGAGTCGCGGGAAATGATAACAGAAAAACAAAAGGATTATATATTAGACTTATATAAAGAAATAGATATAGAACCAGAAGAAGACTTAGATAATTTAACAAAACAACAAGCATCAAACCTAATAGATGAATTAAAAGAAATCAAAGAAGAAATGAATTAATAGAAAGGAGGATAAGAAAGAATGGCTAAGAAAACATCAAGTATAAACACTTTAACAAAACCACAAGAAATATTCATACAAGAACTGTTAAAAGGAAATACCCAAAGACAAGCTTACCTAAAAGCTTATCCTTCTAAGAAGAAATGGAAGGAAAGTTCCGTAGATACAGCAGCATCTAATTTGTTAAAGAATGACAAGGTTAAAACACGGTACACAGAAGTTTTAAACAAAATGAGAGAAAATGAACAAAAGAACACCATGTGGACAAGAGAAGAATCCATTGAAACTCTAAGGTATGTTATAGATATAAACAAGAAAGATTTAAACAGAATACAGGATGCAGCAGAGGAAGAGCTGGAATTGTTACAGAAACAAATCAAAGAAAACCCTGACCAAGCAGCTGTTCTTGTACAACTTATGTTAAAACAACGTAAATCAAGAAGAGCCTCTCAAGTAAACAATAAGGGTATAACAGATGCGGTAGCAGAATTAAACAAGATGCAAGGATTTAACGAGGAAACAATAAACATGAACGGAACTGTTGTATTTACTGGAGAGGATGAATTAGAAGAATAAACAAAGTGAGGCGAATAGATGAGCAGAGTTGTCGGTGTAATAGATGAATATAAGATATTAGAAACTGCAAGAGACTATATAATCGTAAACACTAACGGAAAGTATGAAAATCATGGACACTTTAAAAAGCTATCAACTTGTTTTGTTCTAATTAGACTAATGCAAAGAAAGACCATACCAAATAAACCCTTCATGTTAGAAGCGGCAAGACGAATAACTACAGATGCTACATATAAAGAAGTCTTATCAAATAAACAACAAAAGAACAAACAGCGTCAATATTATTATAATCCAAACAAAGGGGTGAGGAAGTAATGGGATATATATTATGTTTATTTATAGGAGCCATAATAGGATTTACAACTTCAGCCCTTTGCGTTGCAGCAGGTAGGAATGATGTTAATGAATGAGTTAAAAACAAAGCACAGCTTACCTAAATTAATAGGTAAAGGATATAAGAAGTTTTGGAATTTCAAAGGGCGTTACAGAGTGCTCAAGGGAGGCAGAGGTAGCAAGAAGTCTACAACCGCCTCTTTCTGGTTTCCATATAATATGATGAAATATTGGCACACTTATGGATTAAAACCTTGTACACTCGTAATTAGAAGGTATTACAATACACATAGAGATAGTACCTTTGCTCAACTTAAATGGGCTATAAATAGAATGGGTGTTAGCCATCTATGGAAAGCAACAAAATCTCCTCTTGAGCTTACATATATACCTTCAGGTCAAAAGATAATGTTCAGAGGATTGGATGACCCCCAATCCATTACATCTATTACAGTAGAAGATGGAGAGCTTTGCTGGGTATGGTGGGAAGAAGCATTCCAATGTACAAACGAAGAGGATTTTAACAAAGTCGATATGTCTATAAGAGGTGAAATGCCTCAGCCATTATTTAAACAACACACTCTTACGTTTAACCCTTGGAGTGAAAAGATATGGTTGAAAAAGACGTTCTTTGATAAAGTGGGAACAGATGGATTAAGCAAAGACCAAGATATATTAGCAGAAACAAAGAACTATGATTGTAATGAATTCCTTGGAGAAGATGACCTTCGTATATTTAACAAAATGAAAGAAGAGAATCCTCGTAGATATAGTATAGAGGGACTTGGAGAATGGGGTATTGCGGAAGGATTGGTATTCGAGAATTGGCAGGAGCTTGACTTTGATGCTAACTATATGAAGAGACAGCTTGGCAGAGATGATGCACCTAAATATAGACAACTTCATGGAATGGACTTTGGATATACAAATGACCCTACTGCATTTATAGCTTTATTAGCAGATGAGAAAGATAAGAAGTTGTACATATATGATGAAGTGTACAGAACTCATATGAAAAACAAGGATATATACGAAACACTAAAATATAAGGGATTCGAGAAAGCAAGAATATGTGCAGACTCCGCCGACCCTAAAACAATCGATGAATTAAAAGACCTTGGATTATACAGAACATTTGGAGCAAAGAAATTAAAGGGCTCAGTAAAAGCAGGGATACAGAAGCTGCAGGATTACAAGATATATGTTCACCCATCCTGTGTTAATACTATAGTAGAATTAAGTAACTATGTATGGGCATTAGATAAGGATACCGGAAAGCCATCCACAGACCCGATAGACGAATATAACCATTTAATGGATGCTTTACGATATGCAACAGAAGAGCTAAATTCTACTAACTTTAGCTGGTAATCCCAGCGACCTAATCTATGAAGCGGTCAATAAAAAGCTTGTAAATCCAATTGTACAACACCCATATTTCAAGTGTTTTATTATAATAAACCTGTAACAAAGATTTTCTATATAATATAGTAAAAAGGAGGTATATAACATGAATTTTCCCAATTTCCAAACAACTGCAATGTTGGATATCAAAAGTAAGATAACTAAATTAAGTAATCTTGGAAAGCCACAAGAAGACTTCTTGTTTTCAAACATAAATGAATTTCAAGAAAGTGATAAGCGTAAGATAATGCTCAAGGCTCAAGAGTATTATACAAATGACAATGAGATAAAGGACAGAAAGCGTTACTATATAGATAGAAAGGGTGTTCAGCAAGAAGTAAAGAATCTATCCAATAGTAAATTAGCTCATCCATTTATGCGTAAGTTAACAAATCAAAAGGTCAATTATTTGTTAAGTAAAGAACTTAGTATCCAATGTGATGACACTAAGTTCTCCGATGCCTTAACAGCTTACGTAAACAAGAAGTTCCTGAAGATGTTAAAGAATGTAGGAAGGGATGCTATTGTTAATGGAATTGCCTGGGTGCAGGTATATTATGACAATACCGGCAAATTAAACTTCAAAAGAATACCATCAGAAGAAATTATTCCATTCTGGGCAGATGCAGACCATACTATATTAGAAGCTGTATTAAGATATTATACTATCATTAGATATTTACCTGATGGAGTAAAACAAGAGATTGTAAAAGTCGAATATCATACTACAGAAGGTGTTTGGTATTACATCAAAGGAGATAGAGGACTAAAGCCTGACCCTGATAGAGGAGATGGTATTAAAGGCCACTTCATTATTAGTCAAGAAACAAAAGATGATAAAGGAAACATTCAAGTAGATAAAGATGGTAATCCAGTTATGCAGGATGTTCAAGCTACTTGGGAAAAAGTACCTTTCATTGCATTCAAATATAATGCCGATGAAATTAGCTTACTAAAATGGGTTAAATCACTAATTGATGATTATGATATAAACACTTCTGATACATCAAACAACCTGCAGGACGTACCAAACAGTATCAAGGTTGTTAAGAACTATGATGGAACAGATAAGGGCGAATTCGTACAAAACCTTGCAACCTTCAGAACAGTTTTCGTATCGGGTGATGGTGATATGACCGCAGTGGAAACAAAGATGGACATAGCTGCAATAGATAGTCATCTAAATAGATTACGTAAAGATATCTATGAAGCAGGAAGTGGTGTTGATACACAAGAAGTAAGTCTTGGTAACGCTTCAGGGGTCGCATTAAAATTTAGATATGCTGACCTTGATAGTGATACAGATGATATGGCAAGTGAGTTTACGGCAGCCCTTGAGGAGCTAATATGGTTTGTTAAAATAGACTTATTAAATAAGGGCATTGGAGATTTCATAGAAATGGACTTTGAAGTTATCTTTAATACCGATAGTATTATCAATGAACATGAAATCATCGAAGATACAAAGAACAGCGTTGGAATAATTAGTGACGAAACAATAATTGCAAATCACCCATGGGTAACTGATACGCAAGCTGAATTAGATAGATTTGCAAAAGAGAAAGAGGCCAAGATGGCAGAAATGCAAGAGCTAATAAAACAGCAGAATGAAGGATTCGGTGAAGATAATGACCCTGATGATGAAGGAGCAGGACAAGGTGGTGGTGAATAATGCCAAAACTACCAAGTAAAGAGTATTGGGAAGCCCGTTCAGAAAGAACACTTATCGCTAATGAAAAATCAGCTATGCAATATGAGAAAGATTTAAAGAAAGCATATCAAGCTACCATTACTCGAATTACTAAAGAGATAGAATCCTTCTATGGCAGATATGCGAAAGAGAATAAGATTAGCTTAGCAGATGCTCGTAAAAGTCTTACACCTAATGAATTAATGGACTTTAATCAGCAATCGAAGTTATATTTAGATGAAGTAGAAAGGTTAGGCGACAAGGCTTTTACAGCTGAATATAAATCCTATTTAAAAGAACTATCCGGTAAGGCCTATGTAAGTAGAATAGAAGAATTAACTGCTAATATTAGACATAACATTGAAACACTTTCTACTGGATACAACATAGGATTAGGACAAACACTGCAAGATGCTTACTTAGATGGATTCTACAGAACAATGTTTGATGTTCAGAAACAAGCTGGATTTGGAATCTTTACAACTCCAGGGGGTAAGCAGTTAGAAATGGCCATTAAAGAAAGATGGCTTTCTCAAAACTATAGTGATAGAATATGGGCTGACAAGAATAAGATGATTATTCAATTAGAGCAAATGCTATCACAGGAGTTTGTAAGAGGTAGGAATCCAAGAGAAGTAAGTAAAGACTTCGCAGATAAGATGAATACCAGCTATTATAACGCTCAAAGGCTTATTCGTACAGAGCTTAACTATATTAGTAATAAGGGAAGTATGAAAGCTTATGCAGAAAGCGAGGTTGTAGATAGATACCAATATCTTGCAACATTAGATAATCGAACATCAGATATATGTAGAGAATTAGATGGAAAGATATTTGACCTGAAGGAAGCTAAAGTAGGGGTTAATCTGCCCCCATTACATCCTCATTGCAGGTCTACAACAATTCCATATTTCGAAGATGATGAAATAGGAGATTTAATAGAGGACAGAGTTGCAAGGGATGAAGATGGTGCAGGCAAATCATACAAACTTGGAAAAGATGTTACATTCTTTGAATGGGTAGAACAATATGGTAGCCCTGAATATAAGAAACGTGTTGCAGAACAAAGAAAGAGATTTCTTGAGATGGATAAAAAGCCACGAATCAAGAAAGCTCCTGCAGCAGAAAAGAAGGAGGAGAGCTAAAATGTAGAAATACAAAATTATAATAGTAACAAAGAACAACTACACTATATAATAATATTAGGCATATCGAGGACGATACCTCGGAAAAAAGCGTAATGTCGAGAGGAGATAGTAAAATGACTAAGGAACAATTATTAGCCGC